TATGTTGATGAAGTCACGACCCCAACGGCAAAGGGTGTGCCACCGGGTAAACGCTCTGGTGCCAATCTCGGACTGTCCAGCCCTGCTACTCCCATGGATGTGGCAAAGGCCTTTGAAGTGCTCGGCAAAAGCCTCGCCCAATTGGATGAGATAGGCCGCAAACAGGTTCAGCCGTTGTTTGAAGCCCTAATCAAGAACCCTGAAAATGCAATTCAATATGGCAAGCGTTACACTGCATCGTTTTCCGCAGCTCAACAAGATGACTCTTTAGAGACTTAAGAGGGTCACGCAATAGCGCACAGCACTGGGGGCGATGAGGATGGATACGAAGACAACAACTCACCAAGCGCTACTCAGCCCAGGTGAGCATCAAAGTGACTTAGCCACCCTGCACAAAATGGCAGTGGCCGCGTACCCGGTTGGCTCCCGCCGACATGTCCTTTGGAACGGCTTTCAGCGCCTCTACAGCGTGTTCATCGCTTCCGGCCTCCAGGGCCTAGACATCTGGGTAGATGGGTCGTTTATGACGTCCAAACCTGAACCTAATGATATAAATGCCGTTGTCTGGATACCGGACGATCACATGTCCAATTGCACGCCTGAGCAACTCCGACAACTAGAGTTTCTCAAAGATGATGCAGCGATTGCCGTGCAATATGGCGTCAACCTCTTCATAGAGCACGTGGAGGAAGACGCAGATGACGTTTGGCGCCAGTGGTTCACGGCGGCCGATGGTCATTGCGATTCAAAGGGCTTCGTGAGGATTGCACTATGACTGATGCAAAAAAGGGAATGCCCACCCAATTGGAGTACTTCACCCGCAAAGCAGCTTTGTACGAAGCAAGAGCGCGTGAGAACCCTGACGATGTAACGATGCAGTTTTTCGCCAGTGCATTTGCTGGCTATAAAGCCGGGGCACAAAAGAAAGCTTCGACCGTCCAGTCAGAGTTGGTTCACGAATTGATCGACTTTCGCTTTCTCGGCCCTCGGGCTGACCATGGCGCCATGCGCCTAGGCGACTTCTTGGCAGTGATGGAACCTTTGAACAGCGCCTTAAACAGGGCGGCTTACCGACTGCGTAACGGCGTTGAGGCGTGGCGCGGTGTCGGCGACGAGATCAGGGATTCGCTGAACCTCCAAATGGCCGGGCTGGCTGTTGGCTCCACCCGAGTCCTTATCACTGGCGACGGCCGTGCTGATCTCACTGGCATGAGCCTTCTGCACAACACCCTAAAACACACTTTTAACTTGTTGAACGCCCGGCAGGATGAATTTCTTGACGCGGTCGACGCAGTCGGGGGCCTTTCAGCGAAAAGTTTCGGTCAAGCGCTGAAGAAAACGGCGCGGTTCGGGCTAGCCGCACGCTTTACCTGGCGCCAGGACGATGGGCATCGAGTGTGGGACGGCTCTCGAATGGAGATTGACCGCGTGATAGCCCTCATTGCCAGTAACTCAGAACCAGAAATCTTCACGCAAGTCTTGGAGGGCACGGTAGCTTCAATCGCTGACAACGGGGTGATTTACATTCGCCAAGGCGCCGACAAGGACCGTGTAAAGATCAGGTTCCCCATGAAGGTAAGTCTGGAAGCTGAAAAGCTCCGAATGAAAATGTCCGTGGCGCTTAAGGTCAAGACATCCGTGTACCAGGACACTGTGCTGAAAAAAGACGTCTTTAAGCACACCCTGATCAGCACTCTTTAGCCCCCACCCACCCCTCGAACCAGCCGCCCTAGGGCGGCTTTTTTTCGTCTAACGACTTTCGGGGATACGTACAGCTGCGCCGTTGTTATGCAAAGTGCTTGACAAGTGGTTACGCAACTTGCATAATTTCCCCAATCGACGCAAAACGCGACACGAATCAGCCACAGCGATACGGTGGCTCAGCCTGAAGGATGCAGAGGGCGGTTCCAGGGGATGTTCCCCGCAGCGATTAGCAGCGATGAAAACGACCGCGATCCCAAACCTAACGGAGCCTGCACATGAGCCAAAACCATTTACAACCCGAGCGCAAAGCGCATTTAACAAATTCCCTCCCCAGGCGACTGCTTAGCCAAGCTCAAGCGTGGTGGGAGCTACGGGGGCTGGACTTTCTTTTTTATTGCTACCTGATGGCCACTGTTGGCTTGTTCTTTTTTAGCGTCGCGCACCTCGTGCAGCGAAACAGCTGATTAGCCCAATCACCACCAAGGAAACCAACGCAATGGCAATTCGACTTTCCACCACAGCTCAAGCCCTTCAAGACAGTGGCATCAAGATTCTTGTGCACGGTCCCGCCGGGTCGGGCAAGACCACCTTGTGCGCCACAACAGGCGGGGCACCCGTAATCATCAGCGCCGAGGCAGGACTCTTGTCCTTGCGTCACCACAACATTCCCGTCATTGAGGTCACCAGCATCGAAGACGTTTTGCAGGCTTACCGCTTCATCAGTGAAGCAGGTGAAGCCAAGCAGTTCGACTGGGTCTGCCTCGACTCCATCAGCGAGATCGCCGAGGTCTGCCTAGCCGCTGAAAAAAAGACCAACAAAGACGTGCGTGCAGCCTACGGTGCATTGCAAGAACAGATGGCTGGGCTTATTCGCGCCTTTCGCGATCTGCCCCAGCGCAACGTCTACATGTCGTGCAAGCAGCAGCGCCAAGCCGATGAGGCTACGGGATCTCAGTTGCACTTTCCCAGCCTACCGGGCGCCAAGCTCGGTCAGGGCATCAGCTACTTCTTTGATGAGGTCTTTGCGCTTCGTGTGGAAAAAGACTCTGAGGGCAACCCGGCGCGCTGGCTCCAAACAGGTCGCGATGTGCAGTACGAGGCCAAAGATCGCAGCGGGTGCTTAGCCATGTTTGAGCCCTGCAACCTGGCTGAGCTCGTTGCCAAGATTCACGCCCTCCCTGCGTCACAGCCTTTTGCGCCTATGACACCTTTCGCTTCCACCATCCCCCACCCCATCGCCGCAGTAGTTTCTGCGGCCTAAACCCGAAAGCCAAAACTATGTCTTCTTACACCTTTAACTCGTCTGGTTTTTCCGCTGATGCCTCTCGCGATCCACTGCCGGCAGGCGTGTACGTGGCGAGAATTTTGGAGGCCTCATTTACCCCGCTCAAGTCAGGTAACGGCCACGGCGTCAACATCACGTACGAAGTCATTGAAGGCCAGCATTCCAGGCGCCGTGTCTGGTCCAGCCTGAACGTCATTCACAGTAACCCGGAAGCACAGCGCATCGCACAAAGTGACTTGAAGAAGCTGTGCGACGCCTGTGGCGGCCTGACTGTGACCGATGCCACTACGCACGTCTTGATCGGTAAGGTCTTGCGCATCAAGCTCAAGATTCGCGTGGACTCGCAATACGGTGACAAAAATGCAGTTATCGGCTACGAAGCAGCACCAGGAAATATGGTGCCTGCCTCGGTGGCTATGCCAGTAACAGCACTTCAGCGTGCTGTTCCTTGGGCATCCGCCTAAAGGCCAGCAATGACTGAGCCCCAGTTCACAACCGGGTACAAGTCAGCCTCGCTGACACTTGCGGCTTTAGATGCTGCGGTGTTGGCGCGCGCAGACAGCGGCTTTCGCCCTCACTTGGGTGCCAGCTTGATTGGCAAGCGCTGCCAGCGGGCGCTGTGGTATTACTTTCGCTGGTCCAGCCCCGCCAAGTTCACGGCGCGCATGCTGCGGCTGTTTGCGCGAGGGCAGCGCGAGGAAGAGCCGATGGGCCAATACCTCAAGGCGGCAGGCGTGCGACTGCACCAAGCAGACTCCCATACGGGTGCACAGTTTGCTTTTTCTGACTGCGAAGGCCACTTCGGCGGGAGCATGGACGGCGCAGCTCACAACGTGCCAGACGCTCCCAAGGTTTGGCATGTCTGGGAGAACAAGACCAGCGGCAAAAAAGCGTTTGACGCGCTAGCCCGTCAGGGCGTGCGGGCGGCCAAACCCGAGCATTGGGCCCAGATGCAGTGCTACATGCACTGGAGCGGCATGACGCGCGCGCTCTACACGGCCGTGTGCAAAGACAACGATGAACTTCACATGGAACGGGTGGAATACGACGCCCAGGCCGCCGCAGCCTTCGTGGCGAAAGCCCAAAGCGTAATTGACGCCCCCCTTCCCCCAGAGCGAATCGGCAACGCCGACTGGTATGAGTGCAAGTGGTGTGAGCATTTTGAGATTTGCCATGGCACGTCTGCGCCGGCGGTCAATTGCCGCACCTGCGCCCACAGCACCCCTGTTAAAGACGCTGCATGGTCATGCGCTTTGAAGAGCCAGCCTCGAGCGCTTGCCGAACAAAAGGCGGGCTGTGATGAGCATCGCTTCATACCGCAGACCTTGCCATGGGCTGAGGTCACAGACGCCAACCATGCCCAAAACTGGGTCCAGTACAGGCATATCGCCACAGGCTGGGAGTTTGCCAATGGCGCACCACCGGCCGGGTTTTTAAGCAGAGAAATTTATGCCAGTGCCAATAAGGCCGGCATCACCATGGTCGCCAACGACCCCGAGTTAATGAAATTACGCCAGCAGTTTGGCGCGGAGATTGTCAAATGATTGCACTTCGAGACTACCAACAAAAAGCCTTAGACAAAATCTACGCTTGGTGGATGGCCCACCCCGGAGTTGCCAATAACCCGCTGGCAGTATTGCCCACTGGAAGTGGAAAATCCATCGTGATCGCCGAGCTGGCCCGCCTCATGTTCGACACATGGCCAGAGGAGCACCCACGCACCATCGTGTTGGTGCCGTCAAAAGAGTTAGCCGAGCAAAATTTCGAAAAACTCGTTGCTCTGATGCCCAGTCACCTCAAGGTAGGCTTTTACAGCGCCAGCCTGGGGCGCAAAGACCCAACGGCCGACGTGATCGTGGCAACGATTGGATCCATTTACAAAGAAGCTCACCGACTTGGCGACATCAAGTGCGTCGTCATCGACGAGGCACATTTGGTGAACCCAGACGGCGAAGACGCCGGGCGATACCGGCAGTTCTTGCAAAGCCTGGCCAAATACTGCAACTTCCGAGTCGTAGGATTCACAGCGAGTCCTTTTCGCGGCAATGGGGTGTGGCTGACCGACGGTGAAGCCCCGCTTTTTAACGGCGTTTCGGGCACCACGTCTGTGCAAGAGTTACTCGACCTCGGATACCTGGCGCCGCTTGTTCGCCCCGTCGACCTGGTACGCACGCGCATCAACACCGACGACATCAGCACTGCGAGCGGAGACTTTAACTTGAGCGAACTGGCTGAACGGGTCGGGGGGTATTTGGTAAGCGCAGCAGATGATGCTTGCACACTGGCCGCTGGACGAAAAAAATGGCTGGCCTTTTTGCCAACCGTGCTTAACGCCAGAGCGTTTTCTCAGCTTTTAGCTGAGCGTGGAATCACCGCCAGTGTGGTCACTGGGGAGACGCCTAAAAAAGAGCGCGAGGCACTTATAGAGCAGTTTCGCCGGGGTGAACTCCGCTGCCTGGTAACAGTGCTTGCCTTAGCGACCGGCTTTGACGTGCCGGACGTGGACTGTATTTGCTGGCTGCGCCCAACCAAGTCGCCCGTGCTTTACGTGCAAGGTGCAGGCCGCGGCATGCGAATTGCAGACGGCAAGACAGATTGCTTGTGGCTGGACTTTTCCGACACGACAGAGCGCCTGGGGCCAGTAGACAGCATTAAGGGGAGGTCCAAGCGCCCACCATCGGACGCTGGTGCGCCCAGCGCTATTTGCAATAGCTGCGGTGAAATCGTGCAGCCTGCATCACTCATGTTCTGCCCAAGCTGTGGAGCGCAAATGCGCGAAGCCAAGGTGGACGAAAAGCGCCAGGTCAGCAACCACGCAATTTTGGCGTCACAGACAGGTGCAAGGCTCCAAGAGCACAAAGTCACTCGCGTGAGCTATTCAGCGCATCGCAAAGCAGAAAAGCCAACGAGCATTCGTGTCGATTACTGGGACGGACTGCACAAGGTGGCCACCGAATGGATTTGCCCCTTGCACGGCGGCTTTGCCACCGGTAAGGCGCAAAAGTGGATTGATCGCAGAACCCCAGATATCGACTATCGGCGCCACCTATGTGAGCCGACCCACAGTGGTATCCGCGACATCAAGGAAAGCAGCTCAGGCTCGTGGAGCATTGAGAGCTGGATTGACACTTTTGCCGATGAACTGCTCCAGCCCTCGCGCATCGTCGTAAACCATAAAGAAAAATTCCCTGAAATCGTGCGTCATTTTTTTGAGTCAAAGGTCGTAGCAGCATGACTGACGAAAAACAAGATGACGGGCCGCAGCATCGTCAGGCAAGGCTTCGCAGCTTGGCAGCTTGGGAGCCGCTTGAATTGGCGAAGTTGACGCTGGACCTGATCGATGACAACGATCAACTTCGGGCTGAACGGCGCGCCGCAATCGATGCTTACCGCCGACTGATCAGGGAGAAAAGCTTGTGACAAATGCACACATCGCTCCGGCTCCTTACGTCACTATTTCGCTGGCTGCGCTGATGACGGGCCTGACTGAAAAGGCGATCCGAAGAAAGATCGAAGACGGCAAATGGCTTGAGGGTCGGGAATACCGGCGCTCTCCTGATGGCGGCATTTTTATTTCGATAAAGGGGTATTCCACATGGGTAGAAAAGGTGATGCCGTAGAGGTTCGCGACACAACCCTGCGGTTGTCGTTTGTGTGGGAGGGCCAAACCGTTCGGCGCACCCTCATGGTCGATGGCAAGCCCCTGCTGCCAACTGCCGCCAACATCAAGTACGCGCAGCGCCTGGGTGTGGAGATCAGGGAGAAAATCCGTCATGGCATTTTTGTCATGGCTGAGTACTTCCCTGTAGCTGGAGAAACAGGTTCATCGGCTTTGCTGACCGTGGGTGCCCAGCTCGACAACTGGATTGCAGCGCAGCGTCTCGAAGACTCCACCCGCGCCTCATATGAAAGCGCCATCAAGTTCTGGAAGATTAACGGGCTGGAGAACAAGCCGCTGCGCTCGCTGGTCAAAAGCCACGTGCTGACCGCCTTGGCCAAGCGGGCCGACCTCTCGGGCAAGACCGTGAACAATTACGTGCAAGTTCTTCGAGAAGCCATCGAATTGGCCGTCGAGGACAAGATCTTGAGCGAGAACCCTGTAGCCAAGCTCGCCAAGGCCAAGTACCAAAAAGACCCCCCGGATCCGTTTTCACGCGATGAATCTGAAAAAATCATTGCCGCAGTTGCGGAAAAGCATCCTGGGCAGGTGAGCAACTTTACCGAGTTTTGGTTTTGGACCGGAATGCGAACCTCAGAAATCTTTGGCCTGCGCTGGCTCAACGTGGACTTGGCAAGCGGTGCGGTGATGGTCAAAGAAGCCGTCGTGCGCGGGCGCTACAAGGACCGCACCAAAACCAATGTCTCACGGCTGGTCAAACTCAACAGCCGAGCTCTGGCCGCTCTTCAACGTCAGCGCCAGCATACCCAGATGGCCGGCGAGATGGTGTTCAACGATCCTCGCTACGCGCGCGCCTGGGAGGACGAGCGCGCCTTTCGGCGCAGCTACTGGACCCCTACCCTCAAACGTTTAGGGATTCGCTACCGGCGCCCGTACAACATGCGCCACAGCTATGCCACAGCCATGCTGATGGCCGGTATGGCACCGGGCTTTTGCGCCAAGCAGTTGGGGCACTCGGTTGAGCAGTTCCACAAGACCTACGCCCGCTGGCTGGACGGCGAGCAAAACGATTTGGAGATGGCACGCCTGGAAGTGAGTCTGCTTGAAAAGGCGCCTTCAGCAGGGCCTTTGCAAGGCGCCCAAAGCTAAATTACCGCAGAGCTCGCTTGCGCGGCACTCTTGTGCTTAGAAACAAAAAAGCCGACCACTTTGGGGCCGGCTTTTTGCATTGATCTCACCGATTTTTGCCACTAGGCCAAAGGGCAAATGACATGGGGTGAAAAATAATTCCTCCCCGATTCCTCCCCAAACAGGGGGTCATGGGGAGAAAAACCAATGAAATCAACGAGTTATATGGGGTGGCTGATGGGGCTCGAACCCACGACAACAGGAATCACAATCCTGGACTCTACCAACTGAGCTACAGCCACCGAAGGACGAAATTATAACGGTAACTTGGGCTCCGAATTACCTCGACGCGGCCTGACTTGCATTGGCTTCCATCACCGCTTGTCCTGGGACAGGTCTGGGCGCCGAGATCTCAACCTTGAAACGCTCCTGCATGAGCTTGTAGTAGGCCAAGCTTTCAGCGGCTGTCCACCATTGCGCGTACTGGGCGCGCTCTTGCTGGGTAGCGGCCGCGTCGCGAGGGTCGCGTGGCAGCACCTTGGTCACCTTGACAACTGCGTAGCCTTGGCCGCCCAAGTCAACGCCCACCAGCACCGGCAAAGCGGCTGGGTCGGAGCGCAAGACTGCGTCGAGTAACGGGGCTGGCAAGTTTTTGGAGTCTGCGCGTGAGATCACCAACGATTCAGGCAAAGCAGCTGTGGCGGCATTGGCTTTCCAGTCAGCCAGTTTGGCACTGCCTTCTTTGCGGGCTTCTTCTGCGCTCCGAGTGGCTAGCCAGCGGGCGCGAACGTTTTCTTTCACTTCAGTCAAAGGCAGCGTACGAACCGGCGTGTATTGCACAACGCGGCCAGCGGCCAACAGATTTGGGCCGATCTCAGTCGCTTCGGTGTTGCGTTTTTTCTCAATCGAGTCGGCGGAAAAAAGCGCCGCGAGGAACTTAGGATTGGCCAGCGGTCCAGCCACACCGGGCGCAGGGCTGCGGCTGACATTGTTGGCGCTACGGATGTCTAGCTTCAGGCGATCGGCCACGGGCTTCAGGCTGTCGGCTTGTTCGTACACCCCGTTGGTAAAGAGCTCTGCGGATTCGGCAAATTTCTGCTGAACCTGCTGCTTTTTCAAGTCGGCTTCGAGGGTCGGCCGCAGTTCTTCAAAACTGCGTTGCTTGGGCGTCTTGATGTCTGTCAAACGGATGATGTGATACCCGAAGTCGGACTCCACGAGATCGCTGATCTCGCCCTTCTTCAGGGTGAAGGCTGCATCTTCAAAGGGCTTGACCATGGCGCCGCGCGCAAAAAATTCAAGGTCGCCACCTTTGGCTGCAGAGCCGGTGTCCTGGGAGTTCTTGCGGGCTGTGTCAGCAAAAGTTTCAGGTGCCTTGCGCAGCAGTGCTAGCAGTTCAGTGGCCTTGGCTTTGGCCACGGCACGCTCTGTCGCCGGTGCGGTTTTAGGCGCATTGATCAAGATGTGGCTGGCGCGGCGTTCTTCGGCACCGCTCAGTCGCTCAATGTTTTGATCGTAGTAAGTCTTCAGGTCTTGCGCGTTGACGACGATGGTCTTGCTGACCGCATCGGCATCCAGTACCACGTACTCAACGCTGGCCTGCTCGGGTGCGCGAAAGAGGGTCTGGTTGGCTTGGTAGTACTGCTCCAGATCCGCATCGGTCGGTTTGAGTTTTGCGGCGTAGGTGGCCGGGCTAAAGCGGGCCAGTTGCAGCTCACGTTTTTCAAAGTAGGCGTTGAGTGCCGCGTCAGCAGCGCCGGCTGACGAAAAACCAGTAGCGGTCACGCCAGACATGACTTGACGGGTCGACAGATCCGCACGCACGCTGGCTTCAAACATGTCGGGCGTCATGCCCTGTGCACCGACCAGCTGGCGATAACGATCCATGTCGAGTGAACCGTCCGGCTTGCGCAGCGCGGCAATTTGCGGGTTACCTTGCAACTCACGAGCCAGTCGCTGGTCACTGGTGGTCAGCAAGGACTTGGCCGAAGCCGCGGCCATGACACGGTCGCGCACCATGCGCTCCAGCGTGGCGTAGCGGGCTTCAGGGGAGTCCAGCAGTTTCACGTCCAGGGTGGGCATGGAGACCCGAATTTGGTCGACTTCGATACGGTGAGCAGCATCCCAATCAGCCTGCGTGATGTTTTTACCGTCGACGCGGGCGACCGTCGCGCTGCTGTCAGATGAACGAGTGTGATCGTTCAAGCCGAGCAAAACGAAGGACGGCACGATCAGCAAAAAGAGCAACCACATCGTGATTTTGGTGTGCTTGCGAATGAAATCAAACATCTAAAAAGTCCTGTGTGACAGCCAAGGATTGCGCGCAATCAAAGTGCCGCGATGAGTCGAAAAGCCAGTCTGCAATTATGCCTTCGCCGCTGAGGCCGTGGCAGCGCCCAAAACAGCACTCACGGCGCGCTCAAGCAGCACGCAAAAAAAGGGGCTTACATCGCTGTAAACCCCTTGTTTCATTGAAGAAGTTGGTGGTGGGTGCTGACGGGCTCGAACCGCCGACCTACGCCGTGTAAGGGTGATAACTCCATCACTGCCAATGAGCGCAAGGGCTTCGGTGCTCTGCTCAACAGACTTGAAGCCACCGTTGTGCTGATAGTCACCAAGCTAGATCGGCTTGGCCGTAACGCGATGGACGCACGAGCTACCGTCGAGCGCCTAGATGCCATGGGAGTCTGTGTTCATTGTTTGGCACTTGTTGGGGTTGACTTGACCAGCCCTGCCGGCAAGATGACCATGCAGGTCATAGCTGCCGTGGCAGAGTTCGAGCGCGATTTATTGGTTGAGCTAACGTAGGCGGGCTTGATCCGCGCTGTATCACAAGGCAAACAGCTTGGCAGGCCGATGAATCTGACCAAACAGCAAGCTACCGAAGTTGTACAAAAACTTAATGAAGGTGCTCCTGTGGGTGCGCTTGCGCGGGAATATCGAACTAGCCGTCAATCAATCACGCGCATCAGGCAGGTAAATATCCAGCCTTGACCTGCGGAGGAACAATTGGAAGAACAAAAAAATCAAACCAGCAGAACCAAGCCTACACTTATGCTTTAGGCTCTACTTCGATTACCTTTACCCGCCGGCAATTCGACCCCTCGATCGACAGACGTCGCAAATCGCAAGACCTCTTCCGCGCAGCGCTCCGGCTCATTGAAGTTGATCATGTGAAAAGGCGACGGAATAGTGACAAACCGGACATCCTTTACCTTGGCCGCTATCAGCGAACCCTGCTCATCGTCGGCTATGACACCGCCGTCCGGCTTGAGCATCAGCACGGGGGCCTTGATCCAGGACAATTCGTCGCTCAAGTCCGTAGCCAAAGCGACCTCGGCAAAGCGAGCCATCATGTCAGCCCCCGCCGCAGCAACGCCTGCAGAATACCAATCAAGGAATCCCTGCGATGTGCCGGGAGGAAAGCGGGTGCTATCGTTCGT